AACCTATGGCTAAAAGAAAAAGATCTGAACACTATGTTAACAATAAAGAGTTTTTAGCTGCATTAATTAAATATCAAGAAGATATAGAGATAGCACGACTGCAAGATAAACCTAAACCTGTTATACCGAGATATATTGGTGAGTGTTTTTTAAAGATTGCAAATCATTTATCATTCAAACCCAACTTTGTCAATTACATGTTTAAGGAGGACATGATCTCTGATGGAATCGAAAATTGCGTTCAATACATACATAACTTTAATCCTGAGAAATCCAAAAATCCTTTTGCTTACTTTACGCAAATTATACATTATGCATTTCTCCGCAGGATACAGAGAGAGAAACGTCAGTTAGAAATTAAGAATAAGATTATTGAGAAGTCTGGTTATCAAGAAGTTTTTAATGATGATAATAAGATTGACGGATCTAATTATTCAGATTATAATTCAATCAAAGATGCTGTTCATTCTAAATTGCGTAATTAATGAAAGTTGCAATCATAACTGATCAGCACTTCGGAGCAAGAAAGAATTCTAAACTTTTTCATGATTATTTCCTGAAGTTTTATAATAACGTATTTTTTCCTTTCTTGGAAAGATCAGGAATTACTACGGTTATTGATATGGGAGATACATTTGATAATCGTACAGGTATTAATTTTTCAGCACTAACGTGGGCAAAGGATAATTACTTTGATCGTTTAAGAGATATGGGCATCACAGTCCATACTATAGTTGGTAATCATACAGCATATTATAAGAATACAAATGAGATAAATGCAGTAGATCTTCTATTAAGAGAATATGATAATGTAAAAATATATTCAGAAACAACTTCTATAGAAGTAGGTGGTTGTAATATTCTTCTTGTGCCTTGGATAAACAAGGAGAATGAAGAGAAGAGTGTAGCAATGATTAATAAGTCAAGAGCACCTATGTGTATGGGGCATCTTGAGTTGAATGGATTTAGAGCAACTCCAGGTCATATGATGGAGCATGGAATGAAATGGGATATATTTAAGAAATTTAAAAAGACATTTTCTGGTCACTATCATTGTAGATCAAATGAAGAAAATGTTTATTATCTTGGTAATCCATATGAGATGTTCTGGAATGATGTGAATGACCCTAATAGAGGTTTTCATTTATTTGATACAGAGACATTAGAACATACTCCTATCAATAATCCATATAGATTACATCATTTGGTTTATTATAATGATACTGATTATCAATTATTTGATGCAAGAGAATTGGAAAATAAAATCGTAAAAGTTATTGTCAAACAAAAATCAAATACCACTCAGTTTGAAAAGTTTATTGATAAATTATATGCAACTAATGTGGCAGAATTGAAAATTGTAGAAAATTTTCAAATTCAAGAAGCAACAGATTTTGAAGCATTTGAATCAGAAGATACTATCTCTGTTCTCAACAGGTATATTGAAGAAGCAGAAATTAAACTTGATAAATCTAAAGTACAAAAGATGGTACAAAACATTTATCAGGAAGCATGTGAGTTAATTTAATGTATATTTTAACAATACATGGAAAAGAAAATGAAGGTGCTTATTCAGTTAGAGATGATGAGGGAGATAATATTCTTTATCTTTTTGAACAAGAGGATGATGCTGTTAGATATGCTATGATGCTTGAAGATGTTGGAAGTCCAAAGATGCATGTCATTGAAGTGGAGGATGAAGTTATGATCAAGACTTGCGAAAATCATGATTATAACTATGCCGTTATTACTTCTAATGACATTGTAGTCCCTCCATCTACTAAACATGATTATATTTGAAAAAATACGCTGGAAGAATTTTTTATCTACTGGCAATCAATTTACTGAAATTAATTTAGCACTTGATAGTGAAGCTAAGTTTTCTAAAAATTCTACTACATTAATAGTAGGAACAAATGGTGCTGGAAAAAGTACTGTATTGGATGCTCTTACCTTTAGTTTGTTTAATAAACCATTTCGTAAGATAAGTAAGGGACAGTTAGTTAATACTGTAAATGAAAAGGATTGTGTGGTTGAGGTTAAGTTCTCTATAGGATCAACTGAATGGAAAGTAGTTAGATCTATTAAACCAAACAAGTTTGAGATATGGAGGGATGGTAGTTTGATGGATCAAGCTGCTTCTGCTAATGATCAACAGAAGTGGTTGGAACAGAATGTTCTTAAGATGAACTATAAGTCTTTCACTCAGATTGTTATTCTAGGTTCAAGTGCATTTGTTCCATTCATGCAATTGACTGCATCTAATAGAAGAGAAGTTATTGAAGATCTTTTAGATATTAAGATTTTTTCATCTATGAATAATTTGATTAAGGATAAAATAAGAGAACTTAGAGAACAGATAAAAACATTAGAACTTAAGAAAGAATCTCTTAATGATAAAGTGGAGATGCAAGAGAATTTTATTGAAGAGGTAGAGCAACAAGGTAAAGGAAGAATAGAAGAAAATAAAAAGAAAATGAGAAGTATTGGTGATGAGATTTGTGTTATGATAAATCAGAATGAGCATACAGAAGATCGGGTATATGGCCTTACTCAAGATCAAGAATTATTAACAGGAGCTACAAAAAAGTTACGTGAGTTAGGAAACCTTAAAGGAAAAATATCCAATAAAGTATCTACCATTACTAAAGAGCATAAGTTTTTCACAGAACATACTGTTTGCCCTACTTGTAGACAGGACATTCAGGAGGACTTCAGAATAAATAAAATTACCGATGCTCAAACTAAAGCTAAGGAGTTGCAATCTGGTTATAAAGAACTAGAAGAAGCAATTAAAAATGAAGAAGAGCGAGAGCATCAATTTACTACCCTATCGAAGGAGATCACAACATTAACGCATGGCATTTCTAAAAACAATACTCGCATTTCTGGATGTCAACGACAGATCAGAGATCTTGAATCGGAAATTCAAAAACTTACCGAACAACTTGCAGATAGAAATACTGAGCATGAGAAGTTAACCACCTTCAAGGACAAACTAACAACTACATACGACGAATTATCTTCTAGGAAGGACACCATAAGCTATTACGATTTTATGTATAGCTTACTTAGAGACGGTGGAGTTAAGACCAAAATCATTAAGAAGTATCTACCGCTGATAAATCAGCAAGTCAATCGATATCTTCAGAAGATGGACTTCTACATAAACTTCACACTTGATGAGGAGTTTAACGAAACCGTTCAGTCCCCAATCCATGAGGATTTTTCTTACGCTTCTTTTAGTGAAGGGGAGAAGATGAGAATTGACTTAGCACTTCTATTCACATGGAGAGAGGTTGCTAGAATGAAAAACTCTGTCAACACCAATCTCCTTATAATGGATGAAGTTTTTGATAGTTCTTTGGATGGAATGGGAACTGATGAGTTCTTGAAAATTATTCGTTATGTGATCAAGGACACTAATATTTTTGTCATATCCCATAAACCAGAAATGCATGAAAAGTTTGAAAGTATGATAAGATTTGAGAAAGTTAAGGGATTTAGTAGGATGGTTGAATGAGTAATAATTTTATTTGGGGTGATTTTATAAATGAAAAAGTGGTTGATGAAGTAGTTGATTTTTATAATAATCAAGATATGTTAAAATATAAAGTAGGTATAACGGGTAAGAGAAAGGTTAATAAAGAATTTAAAGACTCAATTGATTTAACTATCCCTATAAGGATTTATAGTAAGTTTTTAAAAAGATATGGAAATGAATTACAAAGAATTCTTAATTTATATTTGTGTAAGTTTCCTTATGCTATCGATGGGACTTCACCATTTCGTTTATTAGAAGATGTAAATATTCAAAAATATGGTGTGGGAGGGGGTTTTAAAGTGTGGCATTGTGAAAGACAAGATTCTTCACCTGATAATGTGTATAGACATCTTGTTTTTATGACCTATCTTAATGATGTACCCGATGGTGGTACTGAATGGTATCATCAAGATCTTTACATTCCAGCAAAAAAGGGATATACTGTAATATGGCCAGCTGATTGGACACACCTACATAGAGGAAGGGTATCTCATACAAAAGAAAAAATGATTATTACTGGATGGTATTCTTTTGTATAAATTCTATAGAACAATGAAAGTCCCAAATTGGATTCATCACTCCCGAAAGGAGAAGAAACGAAAACTTAAACCACAAGCTTTACGTCAAGCAAAAGAAAGACTTCAATCGCTTAAAAGAAAACTTATAAATGTTTATTAATGAAAAGTTACAAGTAGAAGAATATTTTTATCCCTTAGCTGAACAAAATAATCCAATATTCCAATCTATTATTTCATCAGTAAGGAAAAGAAATTTTGTTAGATGTCATGCTCAAATGACTGATTGGAATTTTAGAACTAAAGAAATAGATGAATTGGTTTCGTGGATAACAAATAAAGCTCAAAATTATATGGTTGATCCATATGTGAAAATTTCTACTTCTTATTCTTTGTCTTGTAGTGATGCTTGGGGATTGGTTTGTAATCAAGGTGATTATCTAGAAGATCATCGGCATGATCCTTCTATATTTTCGTTTGTGTATTATGTTAACTCTCCCAAAGGTTCTTCACCATTAGTTTTTAGGACTTCTGGATATGAAATTAATCCTGAAGCAGGAAAGGTAGTTATCTTTAATAGTAGATTATTGCATGAAATTCCCCCAAATAACTGCAATGAAAGATATTCTTTTGTTGGAAATTTATCTGCTGTATAAATAAATTAGTTTTGCCTAGAAATAATGACAAGCATTATTGACCCAAAAAAATATACCAAGACCGTTGACCTATTAAGGTCATTTTTTTTGGCTAAAGGTTTCTATGAAGTCCATACTCAGAACCGTTTAAGTATCCTTGCTGCATGTGAAGATCCAGAGACAGTAGCAACTTATGAATATAATGGTGAGATTTGGCCACTGCCACAGACAGGGCAAATGTGGTTGGAATATGAATTACTTAAGAATCCTGAAGCACCTGGTTTCTTCTGTGTTTCTACTTCATATCGTCAAGAACCAAATCCTGTGGAAGGAAGACATGAAGTTATCTTCCCCATGTTTGAGTTTGAGATGCACGGTGGTGTAGATGAACTTAAGAAGATGGAAATTGAATTATGCGAACACCTTGGATTACCTGATCTAGAGATTGAAACTTATGATGATTGGTCTAATCAGTTTAATACAAAAGAACTAGAGCACGAGCATGAAGAGAAGATAGGTTATGGTATGATTACTGATTTCCCAGAATTTACCTCACCGTTCTGGAACATGTCCAGAAATGATGATGGTAAAACCAGTAGGAAGATTGATGTTATATTAAATGGTATGGAAACTATTGGTAGTGCAGAACGCAGCACCGACAAGGAGAAGATGCGTGAAACATTCCATACTATCTCTGATGGACAATATGCTGAACTTCTTTACAGATTATTTGGTAAGGAAAGAGTAGAAGCAGAACTTGAAGAGTTTCTTAACTTTGACTTCTTCCCTAGAAGTGGAGGAGGAATCGGTGTGACACGTATCATGCAAGCAATCCCTGATTAGGGATTCTTTGTGAGGTGACGAAATTGGTAAACGTGGTAGTCTGTTTAACTACTGTTCCTGGCGGGACTTGAAGGTTCGACTCCTTCCCTCACAGTTTTAAAAATCTATTTATACAACTAGGTATAAACTCGTAGGCATTTATTTTTGTAAATTTGTATCAGCAAATACAAACATTTTTT